GAGCAGCCAGCTTTGCACTTCCGCCTTGATTTCGCTGTTCTGCACGTCACTGCTCCAACAAAAAAGGGCGAACCCCGGTCTCCCGAGGCCCGCCCCATCGCTTGCGCCACGAGAACGCGGTTACTCGGCCTCGGCAACCGACGAGACTTCCGTCGTCGGTGCATGTTCCTCGCCCGCGATCTTGCCGATCGGGCCGATCAGCGCTTCGACGTCAGCTCGCGTCATCGCGACTTTCGTCAGCCGTGCCCCAGTCTTGTCGAAGATCGCGAACTGCCCGCCGCCGATGTGACGGACGTCCACATTGCCCGATTGCGACATCGCCTCCGCGAGCGCTTCCTCCTCAGACCGCATCTCCCGGTCCAGCTGTTCCTTGTACGCCTTCAGCTTCAACTGCTTCAGCTTCTCGCGCTTGTCGCGCTCGACGTTGAAGCCGGCCTGAATGGCGAACTTCTCGTCCAACGGCTGACCTCGGTCGTCGAGATACGTGCCGGGATCGTCCAAGTACATGTTCACCTTGATGCCCGAGGGGTGAAACTTCGTCATCACCCCGCGATTCAAGTCGAGAGCCATAGGCTTATTCCTCGTAGCGCAGCGCGGTTACCGTCGGCGACGGCCGATGATGATGTAGCTGACAGTTGCATTGGCGTCTCCGGTGAACGTCACCGTCGAACCGCTCACGCTGAAACGCGGAACTACGGTAGGCGCCGTTCCTTCTTTGGAGACGGTCACTGCGTCGATCGTCACGAACGGGGTGTTGACGGCGAGAGTACCATCCCCGCCAAGCGTCGCACGAGCGGCAAGCAGCTCCTTGCCCTCGCGGACCGCCTCGGCCAGTGCTCCGTAAAGCGACATCGCTGCGCCCTCCGATTACGTCGTGGCGTTGATGGCATTGGCCGGGATGTTCGTCCCCGAGAACGGCTGCTCCTCGATCTCGGCGAAGACGTGCCCCGTCGCGCTGGCCGCGCCCTGCACGCTGACGCGAACCGCGACGATCGCGCCGGGAGGCACTGCCGCCTCCTCGCGAGAGGCTGCGTTCGCGTACACGTACTGCCCGCGAGCGGCAGACGGATTCTGCGCCGCGGTCGAGAACAGGTCCGTCCAGGTGGCGCCGCCGTTGGTCGAGTACGACGCCTTGATCCTGAACGCCGTGCCGGGCGTCGTCGCGCTGTTGCCGACGTAGCCGATTCGGCGAACGATACCGCCGGCCGGAAGCGCCTTTGCAACAAGCACCGAGTCTGCTGCTCCGTTGAAGTTCGCGGCCGGGCCGGAGTCGAGAACCGTGTAGCCCGCGTTGAAACCCATCGCCATTGTCGTATCCTCTTTCCTCGATCGCTCGGCTTACAGACTGGTGACGTGAATGCAACGGGCGTAGCTCGGCAAGTCCCACACGAGACCGGCCTCGAGCGTGCCGACCCATCCAACGTCACGGAATCGCCCGAGGTCTTCGGGAATGCCGGCCCGCAGCTCCGGCTCGTCTACGGTCGCGAGCGCAACCGCGTCCTCGCCGAAGAACACCGCCTCGCCGAGCACCGCACCGGTCCCGAGCGCGTTGTCGAGCGCGTCGTCGTGATTCGTCTCGAACAGCATGAAGCCCTCGACATCGCGCAGCCGGCCGTCCATGAGCGGGCCAGAGGTCGTCGGCGCCTGCCAGTCCTTGTACTCGGGATCGTTCTTGATGCCGCGCGCGGCCTTGGTCGACAGAATGCCGACGTACTTGCCGTTGCGGTACTTCGGCACCTTCAGGCCGCGCAGGTAGTCATGGATGTTGCGCAAGTCCGCAATCGACAGGTTCGCGTTCGCGGTCGCGCCGGGCACGCCGTTGGTCGTGATCGTCGCGCCAGACGTGTGAGGGACGTACTTGATCGGCGTCGACTTGAAGGCGGTGGCGACCATATCGTCCATGGTGAGCCTGATCTGGTCCCGCAGGAGGCGCTGAAACTGATTCGTGAGGTCGAAGTGCGTGAGGTTCTTCTCGAACTCCGTCATCGGAATCTTGAAGCCCCACTCCGACACGGTGATATCCAGCGTGTCGATGTTCGGCCGGCCGCTCGGCAGCCGATCCATCTCCGCAACGCGCTGCGCCTTGGAGAGCGGGAAGATTCGCGTGATCGTGACACTCTGGCCTCTGCCCTTGCCGAAGTTCGACTCGGGACGGGCAAAGCGCATGAACTGCGTGTCCGCGATCGCGGCCTCACGGATGCGAGCCGAAAGGGCGTGATTCTTGTAAACGCCACTCGGCGCGTCGAACGTCCAGGCCATGTTCGTTTCCTCGTTGGGTTAACAGTTGCGAACTGTGACGAAGTTTGCAACTGTTAACTCCCAATCTGCAAGCCCTTCTGCCCCTGATTTCGCCTAAATGAGCCCCATCGCTTGCTGCTGCTTGCGAATTTGATCGACGAAGCGCGGCGGCTTCGGCTCCTGCGGCTGCTGCACGGGCGTCGCCGTCGAGCCGCCAGCGATCCCCGCCGTACGCGCCGCGCTCAACGTTCCCGGCTGCGCGCCCTGCGAGTTCAGCGCACCAAGCTCGGCCTGCATCCGCTGGGCGATAGCGCCGATCAGCGTGTCCGGGTTCTGCGCCGCGAGCAGAGCCGGGTCGACGCCACGCAGGCGCAGCTCATTGAAGACCGTCGCGGCCGCGCCTTGTGCGAGCAACTGGTGCTTCGCCAGTTCGCCGTGCTGCTCGCGGAATCGGTTCCACATCGAATCGAGCGCCGTCGCTCGCGTCATCTGGCTCAGCACGCTCTGCTGCACGCTTTCGGCGATAGCCTGCTCTCGCGCTTGGATGCGCTGCGCCAGCTCCCGGCTGAACTGCGTCGGGTTCTGAATCGGGTCGGGCAAATCGTCAAGCGACGGAACCTCCGGCGCCGACTGTGGGGGTTGAGCCTGCATCGGCGTGAAGCTGCGCTGAAGCAGCATATCGAGCTGCTGCTGATAGCGCTCCTCGCGCTGCTGCCACTCCTGCTGCTGGCGCTCGAACATCTCGCGCATCTCCGCGAGCTGCTTCTCGATCGGCGACGGCTCTTGCTGCGCGGCGGGCTCGGAGTCGTCGACGTTCGGATCGCCGATAGTCTGCGGCCACAGGCTCTGCGACTGCTGGTCCTGGATATCGTCAGGCATTGTGATGTCCTCGTAGGTGAACAGTAAAACCTTCAGCGCGTCGTTTCGCGGTCAATGTCGCGAATCTTGCGATGAAGCTCGTTGTCCCCGCCGCGCGTCGCGCGGTCGACCGCGCTGTCGATCTGCTGGCGGCGAGTGAGAATGGACGTTCGCGCTCGGCCCGCGAGCCCCGAGCCGAGCGGCACGTCACGCGGGTCTTTACGCCGCTTGTCCGTCGTCTTGTCAGCCATTTTGCATTGCTCCTATCCGAACGTTCTCTAGCTGGCTGCGGCGAATCAGCGCCGAGCGCAGCTTCCTCGCCTCGACCAGCTCGATCCACTTTTGCAGCGCAAGGTCCGCGGTCAGCTTGCCCGCGGCGAGCGCGCCCTGCACCGAGGTGATGATGGCCTCCTCCCTCTTGTCGAGGACATCGGCGATCAGCGCCTCGGCGTGCTGGCCGAGCGCATTGCGCGGCAGCTCACTCATTTGGCAGCTCGCCGGGCCGCCCAGGCCGCCCGGACGCGATCGTACACCGCGCCGACAGTAGCGATGCCTGTCATCACTTTATCGACCTCATCGGGCGCAATATCGACACCGAACACGATCGACACGAGGCCGACCACCAAGGCAGCGACCGACATATCGCCAACGTGATTGTGCAGCCGGTCACGCAGCTTGCGCAGGACTTTCATTTGCGGCTCCTTGGGCTGGTTGCGGTTGAGCGACGGCTTGGACTGCTTGCTGTGTCTGAAGTTGCATCAGCTCGGTCTGCGTGTACTCAAAGAGCTTCGGGTCAACGCCGAAGAGCGTGATGAGCGACTGAAGCAGCCTCGGGAGATTCGTCCTCTGCATGAACGCGGCGAACAGATCGGGGCTCTGGGCGAGCGTTTGCAGCAGTGCCATCAGGTTTGCGAGCTTCGTCTGCCGGTCGATGAGCCCGGAAATGCCGCGAACCCTGAACTTGATCTTGCGCTCGAGGAACTGCTGGCGCTGCGCCTGAAGCATCATCGCCGTGTCCTCGCCGATCTCATCGGCGATCGACATGAAATCCATGTACTGAAGCGCTGTCTGCCACACGAGCGTGAGCACGGGCTCGAGGAAGCGCTGCTCGATGGTCTTCGCCATCGAGCGGATCATCGCGGAGCCCGACTGCGAGACCTGAGCAATCTCTTCCGCGGTGATCCGCGACTTGCCCGGCATTTGGCCGAGCGCGATCTCCGAGAGCTTCGCACCCTCGCGCAGCTCGCTCTTGAGCGCCTGCCACACAACGACCGCCTCCTGCGGCAACTGCCCGAGGTCGATCGCTTTCAGGAAGTCGCTGACGGGCATTCCATCGGCGAGCTGGAAGAGCTTGTTCGGCGAAACGCCTTCGGTAAGCTGATCCGGCTGTTCCAGCATGTTCGGCTGCACGGCGTACGCCTTCATCGCCGACGTCTGCACGGCGTCGAGGATCAGGTTCGTCATTTCGATGAAGGCATCGGCCGTCGGCGCCCATTCTTCCATGTACGATCGCCCGTAGATCGACAGCGGCACCGAGACCATGGGCGTGAAAACGATCCAGTCCTGGTTGTGCCAGTACGGGTTGACCTCCGGCCCGCGGATCAGAAACTTGCCGTTGGCCACGATCATGAGCATACGGTCGGCGATCATCTTCCCGGTGGCAGGGTCGAGGATCGTCGCGCGCCATTCGTCGATGACAATGGGCTTGCGGCCTTGGTCGGTGCCCTGCCCGATGCCCGTCGACATCTCGCGGTCGACGCGAGCCTGCTCATCGACCTCGGCGCCGAGCTGCTTGATCTGCTCGAGATCGTAGATCGGCAAACCGAACTCGTCGAGGCGCGAGGCCATGGCGACGAGTTCGTGCTTGTCGATCTCGTAGCGGCGGCGCCGATAGAGCCCACGGCCCGTCGGGTCGAACCAGACCTCGCGCGGGTCGACGCTCTCGACACTGACCCAGCCTCCGGTGCTGTCCTGCTTCCACGTCACCGCGACGCAAGACGCCATGATCGCGCCGAGCTTCATCTGCTCCTCGAACACGGAGCTGAAGCTGGCGTAGTGGCCGTCGGGCGTCCGCGAACAGCGCGCAAGGAGCACCTTCATGACGCGCGTGATGTGGGGGATCAGCGGCTCGATCATGCCGGTGCCGCCTTCCTCCTCGACAGTGAAGAACTCGCTCTGCGCGTCGAGCGCTTCGCGCATCGCCGCCGCCCAGCGGTCGACGTACTGCGGCACTTCGGGGAGCACGTGCTGCGACTGCCACGAAGCCTTCTTGCTGAAGTCGTAAAGCCCCCAATACCTTTTCCAGTTGCTCTCCCACGTTTGCGTTCGCGGCGAGTGCCCGCCATCGCGAGCCTGCTCGGCCTCGACGCGATAGGAGTCGAGCACCTTGACGATGATCTCGGGATCGGGCCGCTTGATCTCCGGCTCGATCGCTGGTGCGTCGGGATTGTAGGTCGGCAGATCGGCCACGGGCGATTACCCTCGCGCCGACGGCGCACTGACGATGAAGTCGATCGTCTCGTCGACGTCTGACGTGACGGCCCGCAGCCATCGCGCACGCTCGAGCAACGTCTCGACGCCGCCCGTGATCGCCGCGAGCGCAACGTGGCCGCCTCCCCCGCCATCGCCTCCCGTCACCGCGGCGATGCTCTGCCGGCGCGAATGGGCCGTTACCCAATTCGTCTTGTCGTTCGACACCTGCACGGTCGCCGTGATCGCCGAGCCGGTGCGCACGATCTGCACCGTGACGTCCTTGTACTTGCCGATCTCGATGGCCTCGCTCGTGGCGTTCCGCCCGAGCGTTTCGGCGTGGTACAGGCTGCCGGTATCGGTTTGCATGGCGATTGCCTCAAATCTTGTGCGGCAGCTCTCGCTGCCCGATGGTTCTGGCCTCCGGCGGGAGGTTAACACCTGGACCGCGCCCGATGAAAGGCTTTTTGACCCCCGGCGCGGCGTTGTAGTAATTGCCAACCCGCGTCTCGACGGTCTTTCCGCGGGTCGCGAGCTTGCCCAGCGGGAACCACCTCGCGGCCCCGTAGCCCATGCAATCGCCAGGGTGTGAGTGCTCGTCCTTGACAATCGAGCCGACGACCCCTGTGCGCGAAATGCGGTAGTGCCAGCCGCCGCGCAGCGCGAACCACACGGGCTCGGCGTTGTCTCGGTCGACCATCACGATCCCGCGGCCGTCGCGCGTCTTGCGCAGCACCTCGCGCAGCGGCTCGATGCGCGAGGCTTCATCGACCGGGCCTTTCGTCCACGTCCCGCCGACTTCATTCAGGATCACGGTCACGGCGCTGTTCCGCCGGCCGTCCGCCGTCCGTGAGCGCGACTGCTCGCGCATGTCGAGGTTCGGATCGCCCGTCGATTCGACGCCGCGCTGAATGGTTTTGATCCACGGGTAGCGCTCGAGCAGCCGCGGGCGCACGACGTCGCGGATCAGCTCGTACATGCCGTAATCCTCGCCGACGAAGGCGTCGAGGATCAGCCAGTCGCCGAGCGGTGTGATCTGCGAAATGACGCACGTCGGGTTGAGCCCGCCGTCCCACATCAGCTTCAACGGCAACCCTTGCACCGGCTGAAGGCCCTGCGCAAGGTGGATGTCGTCGTTCCACTCGGGCGTGACCGCGCGGCCCTTCGACTGGAACCCGAACTTGCCCTCGACGAACCGGCGCAGAAGGTCTTTGCGGTGCGCCCAGCGCTGCGCCATCGCCTCGTAGTAGCCCGGCGGGAGGTTGGCGATGTTCTCAGGCTCTCGCGTCTGCCAGCAGCGAAACCCCAGCTCTTGCATCGGGAGCTTCGGGCGCTCGATCGGCGGCGTGCCGGGCTTGACGAAGCGCTTGTACGTCCAGTGCGACTGATCGGGGTTGTTGGTCGCGAGCTTCGCCGCGTACCACTTCATCCCAGGCTGGCGCAACTGGCCCATCACGGTGTCGAACACGAACTCGTCGATGCCGGCGCTCGAGTTGGCGGCCGGCGCCGGCTCGTCGAACAGCGCAAACGCCAGCGGCATCGACGCGATGCGCTGCGCGTCGTCCTGCGACTCGGCCCCCATGAAGTAAACCTTGCCCGAGAGCCCTGTGCGCTTCGTGTCCCAGTACCAGCACCGCTCCGATCCCACCCACTGACCGTAGATGCCATCGGGGAACCAATGGAACCATTCCTCGAGCGTCGTGCGCCGCAGGTTCTCGTAAGTGTCACGAAGGCAGACGCCGATCGCTCCTGGGTTGTGGTAGGTGTAGTAAAACGCCGCCCAGCAGAGCCCCGCCGACTTGCCCTCGCCTTTGCGCGATGCAAAGAGGTCCGCTTCGGCTCTACTCTCGATAAAGGCCCTCTGTGTGGGATTCGCGGTGAAGGTCGTCACGTGCTTGCTCATAGCCCTAGCAGCTCAGTGAAGTCGTCCTCGAGCACCGCGCCCGCCTCTTTCGACAGCTCGGCGTTCTCGGCCTCTTGCTCCTCGATCTCGGCCGCGGTGATCGTGTAGACGCCCTTCGCGTTACCTATGTCGAGGTTCGTGCGAATGATGACCGCGCCTTCGTCCGCATCGCCCTTCGCCAACGATTCTCTGTCGGCGACGACGGCGAACTCGCGAAGCTGGCGGCCTGCTTCCATGCGCGTCTTTGCGGGCGCATCAGGGTCTTCGACGAGCTTCGCGTTCGCTTCAACCGCCTTGCGCGCTGCGCGGCGGGCGAGGATACGAAGCGCGTTCGGCGACTCGTCGATCTCGCGCTTCTTGAGCGCGATGCGCGTCGCCATTTCGTCGCTCGCCATGTATTGGTTGAAGCCCTCGGGCAAGAGCTTGAAGATCTTGCGCAGCTCTTCGGGCTCGAAGTAGCCGAGCGCTACTTCGTAGGCGAAGGCGTCCTTCTCTTCTTCCGTGAGCGTTCGCCTGAAGTGCGTTGCAGTGATCTCGATCATCGACAGACCTGCTCGAAGCAACCAGTCGCTACATCGACATCGCCAGCGCCGAGCGCGGTGTTGTAGTAGCGCTTCCAGTACCGCGCCATGCCGCGCGCATCGTCGGGGAACGGCAGCGGCTCGCTCACTCGCAGGTAGTGAACGCGACACATCGCGGCGCCGTAGATCAAGTTCCCGGTGAGGTTTGCTTCGGGACCGCCCGCGAACATCAAGCGCTTCACCTGATCGCGCAGCTTCGGGCGATACGCCAGATAGTTGCGATGGATGTCCTCCGCGGTCGCCGGTTCCATCTGCCAAAGGCCGCGCGCCGGGCCGTTATTTAGCTGCGCTACATATCGCAGCCCTGACTCGACGAGCGCGGTTCCGAGCACCAGGTTCTCGGCGGCCGGCGAATGCGCGTCGATCGCCTCGAGCGCGGGGCGAATGATGTGCTTGCGGAGCTGGGGGATGTCGAGCACGGCCTTTGTCCTCGGGTTAACAGCCGAGGGCAAGTCTGCGCTCGGGCGGGGTTAACTGTCAACCTCCTGTTGGTGTCGGCCTGTAGCCGCGCGGCTCTCGGCAACCCGAGGTCGTGTGAAAAATTTTGCCAATCGCTTCCAGGGCGTCGCATTGTGCACTGGGGCCCCCGCCACGGCCTTGGGCCCCATGCCGGGGGCCCTGGGGCCCTGGCCCCCGTGCCGAAGGCCGGTCGGCGAGGCCCGCGACTTGACATAACGTCATATTATGCGCAGTCGGCCCCTTTCCTCGGGCCTTTCGGGCCAATTATGTAAAGTCAACAGCTGTTGACATGCCTTCGGAAGGGGCACTTTGCAGGATTCTGTAAAGTCAACAGCTGTTGACATGTGGGAAAGGGCCCG